TACCGGTGGGTTCTCTGCCGATGCCGGCGGTGGTTCGCACGCGACGGGCACCGCCGCTGCCCGAGGTGCCGCGAGCAGGCCGTCCAACTGCGTCTGCCTCTCGGCCCGACCGAGAAGCTCCGCATGCGTCGGCTTCAGGCATCGGTCCGTCGCAACGCCAGATTGCGAGCGGTCGGGTCGTCGTCGGCGTATGAGCCTGGGCGGTGGCGCCGGATCTGTGAACGCGATCGGTGGGCCTGCTGGGTGTGCGGCGGCGAGATCGATCCCTCCCTGACGCCATGGAGTCGCGAACCTCACGAGGGGCACCCACTCGCCGGCACCGCCGATCATGTGGTCCCACTCGCCGAGGGCGGCACCGATACCGACGAAAACCTGCGCGCGGCGCACTGGACCTGCAACACGCGCCGCGGCCGCCACACGCGCCTCGGCCTTCCATCGGGCGTGCGCCCCGCAATCGAGGCCCGCCGATGATCCGCGTTCGCGTCCATATCGCCGGGCCGATGATCGGGGGCGTGCAGGAGTGCGTGCGCTGCGGCGTGATCCTCACCGACTACCGCAACGCGATGACGCCGACCGGCGGGCCGGTGCTCGGCGGGTGGGCCGTGGGCGCGCACATCGAGATCGGCCCGCACTACGCATCGACCACCGAGGAACCGGCGAACTGTCAGCCGGAGGATTGAAGCCGATGGCGAAGCGCAAGACCCAACTCCCAACTCCCAACTCCCAAGCAGAGGACCGCCCGGATCTGACCGCGCCGATCCTCTCGCCCGCCCAGGTGGTGCGCGCGTTCGCCCTCGATGACATTCGCCCGATCACCGACCTCGTGCCCGACGCGAAGAACCGGCGCGCGCATCCGGAGCGCAACCGCGACATGATCGCGGCCTCGCTCAAGGCGGTCGGCGCCGCGCGGTCGATCGTCATCGCCGAGGGCAACGAAGTACTCGCCGGCAACGGCGTGCTCGAAGGGGCGATGGCCGCCGGCATTCAGCGCGTGCGGATCATCGAGGCCGAGGGCGACGAGTTGATCGCGGTGCGGCGCCGCGGCCTCACGCCCGAGCAGAAGCGCGACCTCGCGATCTTCGACAACCGCACCGCGGAACTCTCGGCGTGGAACCTCGATCAACTGCGCGAGGACCAGGCCGCCGGCCTCACCCTCGCGCCGTTCTTCAGTACCGCCGAACTCGAACAGTTGCTGAAGTTCCCGCCCGACTCGGCGTGGGGCGCCATGGGCGGGACCGCCACCGTGCGTGAAGGGTTTCAGGAGATGACGTTCACCCTGACCGACGCCCAGGTGGTGATCGTCCGCGCGGCCCTGGTGCGGGCGCGCGCCGCCGGGCCCTTCGATACTGGCAACGACAATTCGAACGGCAACGCCCTCGCGCGGATTTGCGAGGCCTACGAACCACCCGAGGCCGAGTGAATGGATCGCGTGAAGGATTTGATTCTCCGACCGATCGAGCGCGAGGAAGCGAACGCCTGCGTGCGGCGCCTCCACTATTCGGGGAAGACCTCGCCGAACTCGCAAATTCATATCGGGGTCTTTTGGCAGGGTGCGCTGGAGGGCGCGCTGCAGTTCGGGCCCTCGATGGACAAGCGGCGCATGGTGCCGCTGGTGACCGGCACCGCGTGGCACGAATTCCTCGAGTTGAACCGGATGGCGTTTTCCGAACGCCTGCCGCGGAACTCCGAGAGCCGCGCGCTCGCGGTCGCCTGCCGCCTGCTGCGCAAGCACGCGCCGCACGTGAAGTGGTTCGTGACCTTCGCCGATGGTGCGCAGTGCGGCGACGGGACGATCTATCGCGCGGCCGGGTTCATCCTCACCGCGATCAAAGCGAACCGGGATATCTGGGAGGTCGACGGCGAAGTCTTCACCGGCCTCGCCTACAACACCGGGCAGCGCCTGCGGCAACGCATCAACGCGAAGCTCGGCATCCCTGACACCGGCACCATGGGCCGCGGCGTGATCCGGAAGGCTGGCGCGCGCCTGCTGCCTGGGTTCCAGCTGCGCTACGTGAAGTTTCTCGACGAGTCGTGGCGGCCGCGCCTCGCGTGCGCGGAGTTGCCCTACTCGGCGATCGATGAAGTCGGCGCGCGCATGGCGCGAGGCGAGCGGGTGAAGTGTTGATAGCGGCACGGCGATCACCAGTCGCAGGGCGGCGGTGCAACTCCGACCCACCCGCTCCAATTCCGGAAGGTGCAGCACATGGCAACCGTGGCAAGACTCCGACCGCGGCGCGAGGATGCGTCGCCCTGGCTCTCACCGAAAGAGGCGGCCGAGCACCTGGGCGTGAGCGTCGATACGATCTATCGGGCCTGCGCGGAGCGCGGCCTCCGGCACACGAAACTCGGGCACTCCACCACGCGGTTCCGGCGCGAATGGCTCGATGAGTGGGCCGAGACTCGGGCCGTCCAGCACGCCGATCGCGGCGACGCAAAGCCGTGAAAGCCCGGAGTATTTGCGTATATACGATTTAGTTGGCTGTCGGGCGCTAGTGTGGATACAATTAGTTATCAATGACGTTCGACCCCGACAAAGAGCGCCGCAATCTGGAGAAGCACGGGATTAGCCTGTCGCGCCTTTCCGAGTTGACGGAGCCGCTGGCCATCTACTCGCCGCGAGGCGGGGAGGATCGATGGGTGGTGATCGGCTGGATCGATGGCCGGTTGCACGCGGGCGTCATTGCCAACCGCGAGGGCGGGATCCGCGAGATTAGCTTGCGGCCTGCGAATCGCCGCGAACAAAAGGACTACGCCCGTGCCTATCCAGTACGACGCTGACAATCCGCCGATCCCGAGCGAGGCCTTCGCCCGCGCCGTGCGGATCCCTGACATGGCCGATAGCGCCGGCCTACAGGCCGCGCTCGCCGAGGCCAAGCGCCGCGGCCGCGGCCCGCAGAAGACCCCAACCAAGCAGGTCATCAACGTGCGCCTCGATGCGGCGGTCCTCGCGCACTACCGCGCCAGCGGGCCCGGGTGGCAAACGCGGATGAACGCAGATCTGGCGCGCCTGGTGGCGCGGCGCCTGCGCAAGCCGGCCACGCGCCGGAAGGCCGGAGCGACCCGCCGCAATCAAAGGGCGCGCGCATGAAGGCGAAGCGAACCCCTACGACCGTGCAGTATCGCCTGACCGCCGCTGAACGGGCCCGGATGGCCCGGCTGCGGTTGCCGCAACCGCCTGACTCGGAGATCGATTTCTCGGATATCCCCGAGGCCACGCCGGAGCAGCTGCGCGCGATGCAAAAGAAACGCGCCGGGAAGGGCCACGGCCCGAAGCGCATCGTCGCGGTTCAGAACCGCACGGTCGCGATTCACCGGATGACCGCAGCCGAGCGCGCGGTCTTTGTTCGCCACCTCGCGGCCGCAACGCTTCGGTGGGCTCTTGAGGACCTCGATCGGGAACCCGAGCGCGGCCGCGCGAAAGCGGTCACGCGAAAGCCCCGGGAAGGAAAGTAACGCCAATGCCCCGACGATCCGCATCCGGCGAACGCGGCCTCGTGAAGAAGCACGTGGCGGACTGCGCGAATCGCCGCGACCCCGCGCGATGCCGCTGCGCATGGACCGGCCGCCATAAGAAGCGCATCGTGGTGCTGGCGAAGTGGGCCGGCGCCGAGATCGATCCGCGCAATCGCGCCGCGGCCCTCGTGGTGTTCACCCGGATGAAGGCCGCGATCGATGCGCGCGACTTCGATCCGGCCGGCGAGCGCGCACCCCTCGGCGACGGCCAGAACTTCCGCGCCTTCATCGCCGAATGGAAAAGCCGCCACGCCGAGAAGCACGACCTCAATCAGGACGGCCTCTATCCGATGCTCGGCGTCCTGGGCGGCGGCGCCCTCGGCCGCATGGCGCTGGAGGATATGGTCGCGAACCCGCGCGCGATCGAGGACTGGCTCGATGCGGAGGGCAAGCGCCGGAAGTGGAAGGCGAAGACGTGGAACGCGTACCGCGATCTGCTGTTCACGGTGTGTGACAAGGCCACCGTCTGGCGCGCCAACAATGCGCCGCGCATGGCCACGAATCCGATCGCCGGCATCGAGCGCCGGGTGGCCGCGCAGCCTGAACACTTCCGGCAGCGGCACCTCGAGGAAGACGCGGAGGCGCGGCTCTTCGCGGCGTGCGCAGGCCTCAATCGCCCGGCCTACTCGCCGAACAAGCAGTGCAAACTCACGCCGGAGCAGGCGGCCGCCATCCGCGCGCGCCTCGATGCCGGGCGCGAGACCGGCGCGGCGATCGCGGCGGCCTTCAAGGTGTCGGCCTCGATCGTGTCGTCGATCAAGCACGGGGATATCTGGAAGGGCGAGTCCGCGCGCCTCGGCACCAAGGGCACCGAGATGGAGCGCCGGTTGATCGGCGCCTTCGACGGCGGCCTGCGCGCGGGCGAGATGATGAAGGTGAAGATCGGCCACGTGAACTGGCGCATTGTCCGGGCGACCATCGACGGCGCCGAGGTGAGCGGGTACGAGATCACGCTGCCGCCGGACATCACGAAGGGCGGCGCGCGATCGGGCAAACCGGAGACGGTCTTCCTCGCCACGCCGCGCGCGGTGGCGATGCTCGAACGGCGCCGGTTTCAGTTGAAGGGCCACCCCGAGGGGCGCAGCTTCATCTGGGGCGCCGAGGATGGCCGGCCGCAGAAAGGGTTCCGCCGGATGTGGCGCGCCCTGTTCGCCGCGGCCGGCCTGACGTACGGGCGGGCGGTCGGCCTCGTGTGGCACACCGCGCGGCACGAGTACATCTCTCGGGTGGCCGAGCAGACCGGCGACCCGGTCCTCGCCCAGGAGCTCGCCCGGCACAAGGATTTGGAAACGACGCGGCTCTACTTCCACGCCCGACGCGGCCGGCAACTGGCCGCTGCTGCCGGCCTCTCTCGCCGATGATCGGGCGTGTGGGAACGGCATCGGAACGGCATCAGATTATGGAAAAGCGCGAATGCACAGGGGATAAGGCATGGTGGCCTCTCGGTTCGGGACCGAGGGGTCGAAGGTTCAAATCCTTTCGCCCCGACCACTTTTCCCTCCAAACATTAAGAAAACCCAATGATCGGAGGCCGCAGCTACCTGCGGCTTTCTGCCGCTTTCTGCTACGTTCGCGTGCGGGAACGGCATCGGAACGGCATCAGGCGATCGGCGGCCTCTCGCCGCCGGAGGCGCCGCCGCCCCCCTGCCGCCCTCGGCCCGGCCCTCGGCCGGGCCTTCGCGTCGTGGGCCCGGCCGGCGCCCCCAGACGCCACCCTGGGTGGCCTGGGCGCGGCGGCCGGCCCGAGGGCCGCCCCCCAGGCCGGCGCCTTCCTGGGGGCGTTGGTGCCCCCGAGGCCGCCGGCATCCTGGGGGACTCGGCCGGCCGCCCGAAGTTGCATTTTCAAAATGCAGATTGCCCCGAGGCTCGGCCATGAGGCGCGGCCCGAAGCCGAAGTCGACGGCGCAGCGCCGGCTGGAGGGGAACCCGGGCAAGCGCGCCCTCAACACCGAGGAGCCGGCGCCGCCGCCCCTCGCGACCGATCCGGAGTTCGACACGCCGCCGCCCGAGCTCGCCGCCGATCCGATCGCGCGCGCCGAGTGGGCGCGCCTCGCGCCGATGCTGCGGCAGTGTCGCCAGATCACGCTCGCCGATCGCGGCGCCCTGCTCGCGCTGTGCATTGAGTGGTCGAAGTACCTGACCGCGACCGCGGAGGCCGCGAAGCTCGGGATGATCGTGAAGGCGCCGAGCGGGTACCCGATCACCAACCCGTACCTGCCGATCGCGAACAAGGCGCTCGGGCAGTGCGCGCGCCTCTGGCCGGAACTCGGCCTCACCCCGTCGAGTCGATCGCGCGTGAAGACGGACGGCGCCGGGCCCGAGGGCGACGCCTTCAGCGAGTTCGACACGCCGCCGGCCGCCGGGCCGCGCATCACCCACTGAGAGGTGCCCCACGGCGCGCGCCGCCGCGAACCCGATCGACGCCTACGCGCGCGCCGTCGTCGCCGGCAAGCGACCCGCCGGCAAGTACCACCGGCTCGCCTGCGCGCGGCATCTCCGCGATCGGCAACGCGAGGGCACCCGCGCGTTCCCGTACGTCTTCGACCTCGCGCGCGCGGAGCGGTTCTTCCGGTTCGCCCGCAACCTAAAGCACTACAAAGCCGAGTGGGCCGGCCAGCCGATCGTGCTGCGGCCGCACCAGCAGTTCCGCCTCGGCTCCCTGTTCGCCTGGGTGCATCGCGACACCGGGCTGCGGCGCTTCCGCACGGCCTACAACGAGATTCCGCGCAAGAACGGCAAGTCGCTGGAGGCCGCGATCGTCGCGCTCTACGTGACGTTCTTCGACGGCGAGGCCGGCGCGGAGGGGTACTGCATTGCGACCAAACGCGCCCAGGCGCGGATCGTGTGGGGCGACTGCGCGCAGCTGGTCATCCGCAGCGGCCTGCGCTCGCGCATCACGCCGCTCGCCTCGAATCTCCACCGGCAGGCGACCGCCTCGAAGCTCGAACCCCTCGGCGCGGATAAGGACTCGACCGATGGGCTGAACCCCAACTTGATCATCGCGGACGAAGTGCACGCGATGAAGGATCGCGGCCTGCTCGATGTCATGGAGACGGCGACGGGCGCCCGCGAACAGCCGCTGCATTTCCAGATCACCACCGCCGGCTCGGATCCCTTCACGCCCTGCGGCGACCAGCACGATTACGCCTGCAAGGTGCTCGATCGGGTGCTCGTCGACGAGACGTTCTTCGCGTTCATCGCGCACGCCGACGAGGGCGACGATCCCTTCGCGGAGAGCACGTGGCGGAAGGCGAACCCCAACTACGGCGTGTCGGTGAAGGCCGGCGATCTGCGCGCGCTGTTCACGAAGGCGCGGCACCTCCCGGCGGCGCTGCCGGCCCTGAAGCAGAAGCGCTTGAACCTCTGGGTCAATGCCCTCGCGCCCTGGCTGTCGCTCGAAGGGTGGCGCGCCGGGCAATCGCGGTGGGCGATCGAATCCCTGCGCGGCGAGCCGTGCTGGATGGGCGTCGATATGTCGTCGAAGATCGACCTGACCGCGATCGTCGCGGCGTTCCCGCCGACCCTGACGCGCCTGTCCTGGCGCCTCGTGGTCTGGACCCTGACACCCGAGGGCACCATGGTGGCGCGCGGCCTGCGCGATCGCGCGCCCTATGGACTGTGGAAGCAGAGTAAGTGGCTGCGCACCAACCCGGGGAACCGCATCGACCAAGCGGAGGTGCGCGCGATCGTGCACGAGGCCTCGGCGCTGTTCGACGTGCAGCAGATCGGCGTCGACCCGTGGAATGCCGGCAACCTGGTCAAGGAACTCGAGGACGACGGGTTCGAGGCGATCGAGGTGCCGCAAAACCTGCCGCAGATGTCCGGCCCGTCGAAAGAGTTCGAGGCCGACGTGCTCGATGGCTTGGTGGACGCCGGCGGCAACCCGCTCATGGAGTGGTGCATCTCGAACGTGCGGGTAGTCGCCGACAACAAAGAAAATATCTACCCGACGAAGAAGCGCAGCCGCGGCCGCATCGACCCGGTGATCGCGGCGCTCATCGCGCGCAAGCTCGCGGCGATCGCGGGCGAGGCCGAGTCCGCCGCGGACGATCCCGATCTGGTGGTGGCGTGAGGGGCGAGGGCGGCAGCGGGCTCGGCTTCGTCGGCGCGATCGGTGGCGGCGCGGCGGTCGGTTTCAGCGGCATCGGGCGAGTATCGGCGAAGGGGGGCACCCATGCGGAGCGCGCAGTTCCCACGGCACACCCGACAGACGGCCGACCGGCGCCGGTACTATCCGCCGGCGCCGGAGGATCGCGCGGATAACAATGCCATTGTTATCGGGAAGGACCCCGAGGTGCCGCCGCGGTGCGACCACAGCGCGGACATCGGCACCACGCACTACTGGCTGGCCGGCGCGGCGGTCGGCGACTGGTGTCTGTGCGGCCGGCGGCGCCGCCTCTCGCCCTGGCCGGCCGAGCCGCGCGTTGCCGGCGACGGTCCCCTGCGCGCATACTGGCGGTCGTGAGCGACGACCCACGCACCAACGGTCGGCCGCCCCTCGCCGGCCGCGGTGCCCGGCCGTCCGTTCCTGTCTGCCTCCGCATCCCGTCGCACACCTACGATCGGGTCTACCAGCGCGCCTCCGCGCAGGGCGTGAGCGTGCCGGAGATCTTGCGGCGCGACCTCCGGCGCCGCGCGGCCGCCGCCCAGGATGACGACGACGCGGACTAGTTCAGGCCTCGCGCGCGCGAAACCTTCCACCATACCCGCCCCTCTCGCAAGTCCCGATATCAAAACTTCCGCCTGACGCCGGCAGGCCGCACGCTGCCGCCTTCCATGGGTTGGCTCGCGTGGTGGCGCCCGCCGTGTCTGCTGCGGGTCGTCATCGTGAATCTGAAAGACGACGGCGGCGCGATCCGCGGCGTGCTGTGGGCCGCGCGCGGCGCCTGGTTGGTCATCCGCGAGCCCGCCCTGCTGAAGGCCGGCGAGGAACCCCAGGCCGTGGACGGCGAAGTGGTGCTGCCGCGCAGCAATGTCTCGTTCGTGCAGGTCTTGCCCTGATGCCGATCGTGCAGAGTCGCGGCACCCTACGCTCGGTCGAGCGCGTCCCGGGCGCGCCGGCGGCCGCGGTCGCGCCCTCGGCCTCGGTCTTCGACGATCGCAGCAACGCGACCTACGCGGCGATCTTCCGCACGCAGCCGAACGTGCGCACGGTGGTGTCGTTCCTGGCGCGCAACGTGGCCGACCTGAACCTGCACGTCTATCGCCGCGTGTCGGACATCGACCGCGAGCGCCTCGCCGATCACGAGCTCGCGCAGTGGATGGCCGCCCCGAACCCGGCGATGACGCACTACCGCATGGTCGAGAACCTGATGAGCGACATGGGCACGTACTTCAACGCCTTCTGGTTGAAGCTGCGCGGCGAGGCCCGGCTCCACTTCGTGCGCATCCCGCCCGAGCAGATGCGCGTCGAGGGCTGGCTCCTGCCCTCGGCGTTCTACTGGACGCTGCCCGACAACACCGTGATGACGCTGCCGACTCGCGATGTCGTGCACTTCAACGGCTACGACCCGTGCAACCCGCTCGAAGGCCTCTCGCCGATCGAAACGCTGCGCCAGCTGCTCGCCGCGGACGCGGCGGCCACGCTCTACTCGCGCAGCTATTACGCGAACAGTTCGCGCGTCGAGGGCGTGATCCAGCGGCCGGCGGCGGCGCCGCGGTGGTCCCCCGAACAGAAGCAGGCCTTCCGCGAGCAGTGGCAGGCGCGCTTCGCCGGGCCCGCGAATGCCGGCGGCGTGGCGGTCCTCGAAGACGGCATGACGTTTCAGACGGCGTCCTACTCCGCGCGCGAATCGGAGTTCAACTTGGCGCGGAAACTGACGCGCGAGGAAGTGGCGCGCTCGTACCACGTGCCGTTGCCGATGGTCGGGATCCTCGACAACGCGACCTTCAGCAACATCCGCGAGCAGCACAAAAACCTCTATCAGGATTGTCTCGGGCCCTGGCTGACGATGCTGCAGGAAGAACTCGAACGGCAGGTCTTGATCGAGTGCGATGACCAGCAGGGCGTCTACAGCGAGTTCAACATCGACCAGAAGTTGCGCGGCTCGTTCGAGGAGCAGGCCTCGGCCCTGCAAACGCTCGTCGGCCGCCCGGTGCTCACCCTGAACGAGGGTCGCAGCCGGTTGAATCTGCCGAGCATCAAGGACGACCCCTCGGCGAACCGCGTCGCGCAACCCCTCAACATGACCACCGAGGCCGGCGCCGCCACGCCGCCGACCGTCCCGTCGGCCACGCGCGCAATCGCCGCGTCCCTGACGGCGCCGGTGATCCGCGCCTCGTGGCATCGGCAGCGAGCGCGCCTGGACAAGGTGGCGGACGAGGATCGCGCCGCCTGCTTCGATCGCCTGCGGTGGGATCGGGAACTCGCGGCCGACCTCACGCCGGTCTATCGTCACGCCGGCGCCCCTCCCGATCTCGCGGCGCGCCTGAGTGAGGCGGTCGCCGTGACGGTCAACGCGGATACGCACGCGCTCCTGGCGGCCGGCGCCGATGCGTTCGCACACCGAGAGGCAGCGCTCTATGGCTAACACCCTTCGCAGCTACAGTCACGTGCTCAGTCTCGCCCTCGAACCCTGGGCGATGACGCGGCCCATGGTCGCCACGATCGCGCACGTCCTCGCGCATCACCTCGCCGGCCGGCCGCTCGATCTGTCCTCGCTCGAACGGAGCGAGCCGGTCGCCTTGCAGGTCATGCCGGCGCCGACCGCGGCGCCCGCCCAGGGCGCGGCGATCGTCCCGATCCACGGCGTCATCGGGCCGCGCATGTCCGCGTTCAGCGACATCTCCGGCGGCGCCACCTTCGAGCAGGCGAAGCAGGACGTGCGCAAGGCACTCGCCCATGCCGGCGTGGGGACCATCGTGCTGGACATCGATTCGTGCGGCGGGTCGGTCCTCGGCGCCTCGGAGTTCGCCCACTTCCTGCTGCAGGCGCGCGAGCAGAAGCCGATCATCGCGTGCGGCAACTTCACCATGGCCAGCGCCGCCTACTGGGTCGGCGCCTGCGCGACCGAAGTGGTGTGGGCGCCCTCGGCCATGGGCGGATCGATCGGCGTCTACTCGATCCACGAAGACCTCACCACGATGCTCGCCGACCTGGGCGTGAAGCTCACCTACATCGCGGCCGGCAAGTGGAAGGTCGACAGCATCGACGGCACCGCGCTGACCGCGGAAGGCGCCGCGCGGCTCAAGGGGCACGTCGATGCGCACTACACGCGGTTCGTGACCGACGTGGCCACCGGCCGGAAGGTGACCGCGGATGCCGTCCGCAATGGCTTCGGCGAGGGCGCCGTGGTCAATGCCGATGACGCGCTCGCCCTCGGGATGATCGACCGCATCGAAACACTGGACGAGACGTTGGCGCGCATCGCGGCCACCGCCCCGTCCCCCACGGCCGCGCCGATCGGCGCTGTCGACCCGCCCGCGTCACTGCCCGCCGCCACGTCGCAGGAGCCCTCACCGGCCACCGACCAGGAGCGCGCGCGTGTGTCACGCGAGATGGCGACGGCGTTCCTCGGCCTCGGCTGATTGAAAGGGAGTCCGCACCATGTTGAATCTGTCGAAGCTCCGCACCGACCTCGACGCCAAGCGCGGCGAGGGCAAGGCGCTGCTCCTGAAGTACGGCACGCTCGCCGAGTCTGAGAACCGGAAGTTCACCGAGCAGGAGGAAACCGAACTCCGCGCGATCGCGGGCGAGTGCCGTGGGTTGCAGGACAAGATCGAAACCCTGCAAGGGCACCAGACCGTGACCGAGCAGATCAACGCGATGCTCGCCGACCACGCGCCGCGGCGCCCGGTCGTCACCAAGTCGCTCGGCCAGCAATTCCTCGAGTCGGAGGCCTTCGCGTTCATCAAGGCCGGTGGCCACCGCGCGCAGTCGGCGTGGCGATCGCCCGGCGCGGAACTGATGCCGCGGTTCTGGGGCGCGACCCTGACCGAGGATCCGGCCAGCGGCGGCGCGCTCATCCTGCCGCAGCACCAGGGCGGCATTCTCCCGATGCCGACGCGGCGCCTGATGGTCGCGGACCTGTTCGCGCCCGGCACCACGGAGAGCAACGCGGTCGCCTACATGCAGGAAACGCTGTTCACCAACGCGGCGGCGGCGGTGCTCGAAGGCGGCCAGAAGCCCGAGTCGGCGCTGACCTTCCAGGCGGTCACCGACCCGGTGCGCAAGATTGCGCACTGGCTCCCGGTCACCGAGGAAATGCTGGAGGACGCGCCGCAGATTCGCAGCTACATCGACGCGCGCCTCACCCTGGGCGTGCAGCTCGCCGAGGAAGACGAGTTGCTGAACGGGACCGGCATCGCGCCGCATCTGCTCGGCGTCGAGAAGCGCGTGGGCCTCGCGGCCGACGTGGTGCGCGGCGCGGCCGAGCCCAACGCCGACGCCATCTTCCGGCAGATCATGGCGATCTATGGCACGTCGTACCTGATGCCGGACGGGATCACGATGAACCCCGCGGACTGGGCGGTCACCGCGCTGATGAAGACCACGGATAAGGCCTACATCGGCGGCGGGCCCTTCAGCGGTGGCATCCAAACCCCGACGCTCTGGGGCCTGCCCGTCGCCGTGACGCCGGTGCAGCTGGCGACCGCGGCGTTCGTCGGCGCCTACAAGCAGGGCGCGCAGATCTTCCGCAAGGGCGGGATCCGCGTCGAGGCCTCGAACTCGCACGCCGATTTCTTCATCAAGAACCTCGTCGCGATCCGCGCCGAGGAACGGCTCGCCCTGGCGGTCTATCGCCCGGGCGCGTTCGGTGAGGTGACCGGCCTCGGCATACCCGCGTAACCCAGGCCAGACGGTGGCGGCCGCGGGGACCGCCACCGTCGCAACGGGAGAACTCGTGATGTCAACGACCTACGTGGCGCCCGGCCTCTTTGCCTGGACGCTCACCCTGGAGAACGGCGCGACGCGGCAGGCGCTCGCGCCGTCGCTCGGGGCGGCGATCTGGGGCGTGCTCCCCTCGCCCGTCGTCACCGCGACCCGCGGGGCGGCGATCAACCCGGCGGCGCCGGCCCCGAGCATCGGCGCGCTGGTGCCCCCGACCGCGGCCCTCGGCGCGGCCAACTTCACGCTGCATGTCACCGGCGCGAATTTTCGGCCCGGCGACACGATCCTCTGGAACGGCAGTCCGGAGCCGACCACCTTCGTCTCGGCGGGCGAATTGACGACGGGCGTCAACATGGTCACGGCCGTCGTGGCGATGCCGATCCCGGTGGCCGTGCGGGCCCTCACCGGACAGGAGAGCAACGTCGCGACCTTCACCCTGACGGCGACCGTGGTGGGCGGCGAGTGAAGACCTGCTGCGGAGACCTCGGGATTCCGCCGCCGTGCCCGGTGGATGACACGCCCTTTACCGCGTGCACCGCGGAGACCGTCGCGGCCTCGCAGTCGATCACGCAACCCCTGGGCGCGGCGGGCCCGACCACCGTGGTCGTCCCCGTGGTGCCACCGTTCCTCATGGCGGGCCGGCCGGCGGCGCCGAATGCGGCGCGCACCGAGGAACCCGTGAGCACGAAGACCTATCGCGGCACGAAGCGCGGCGCGCTGCGCGACGGGCGGCCGCGCCTGACGAAGTGACCATGATCGCGCCCTGGCAAACGCCCCTCGGCTCGCTGTCGGTGCTCATCACGCCGCCGACCGAGGAACCGATCACGCTCGACGAGGCGAAGCTGCGCGCCGGCCTCGCGTGGCCGACGACCGACCCGGCCGACCCGCGCGATGCCCTGATGAACGATTTCATCGCCGCCGCGCGGCAGCAGGTCGAACGCGACACCGGGCTCGCCCTGCTCACCCAGACGCGCGATCTCTACTTCACCGTCATCACCGCCGGCCTCGTGACGTTGCCCATGCACGCGCTGCCGTTGCAGGAGGTGATCAGCGTGACGCCGATCGATCCGGCGACGGGGCGCGCGACCGGAGCGGCGCGGCCGCCGGGCACGATTGGCCTCGTCACCGTGGGCGGCGTGACGCAGTTGACCGCGGCCGCCTTCGAGGGGATGACCGCGGCCGTGGCGCAATGCAAGGTGGGGTGGACCGATCGCGCGGCGCTCAAGGCCGCGGCGCCGCTGCTCGTGCAGGCCGTGGGGCTCCTGACGGCGCACTTCGTGACGACCGGGCGGGATGCCGTCAGCACCGGCACGGCCACGCCGACCCCGCTGGGGTACGAGGACGCGATCGCGAGCTATCGCCTCGTCTGGGTGCCCTGATGCCGATGATCGCCCCCGGCACCTCGATCGCCCTGCGGCCGCATCTGGCGCACTTCAGCGTCCCCGGGGAGTCCGTGCCGGACGGGGAGGGCGGATACACCGAGGGCGCCCCCCAGGCGATCGGCGAGGCCTACGTGCGCATCCAGCCGGCGACGGGTGCCGATGCCGAGCGCGTGTCGGCCGGCACCGTGCTCTCGCACACGTCGTACATCGTCACCGGGCCGTACCTCACCGGCATCACGACGCGGGCGACGATGGCGTTCGTGGATATCGACGGCCGCGCGCGCACGCTGAATGTGATGGGCGTGACGAACCGCGAGGAGCGCGGCACGGAAATGGTGCTGGTCTGCGACGAGGTGATCGCATGAGTGCGCGTGTGGTCCTGCGCGGCTTCGAAGAACAGCGGCGCGCCTTCCGCACGCTGCCCCGCGATCTCGCGCAGGCGACACAAGCCGAAGCCGCGGACCCGATCGCCGCGGCGGCCGCTGCGGATATCCGCGCCGGCTATCCGCGGCGCACCGGCGCACTCGCGGCCGGCGTGCAGGTCGAGACCGTGGCGACTTCGCCCGTGCAGGCGGCCGCGCGGGTGGTCAACACGCACCCGCTCGCGAGCGTCTTCGAACACGGGTCGCAGGCGCGGCACACGGCGCTCGGCGCCAACCGTGGCTCGATGCCGGCGGGGAATGTGTTCATTCGGCGGATGGTGCGGTATCGCAAAGAGTTTTGGTCGCGCGTCGGCCCGATCATGGCGCGCGCCGGCCTGCGGGTGACCGGCAGTGCCTGACTCCGGCGAGATCGGCAAGGCGGTGGTGGCGCGCCTGAGTGGCGACGCGACGCTCATGGGCCTCGTGCCGGACGGCGTCTACGTGCACGAGGCCGCCCAGGGCACGACGAAGTTCGCCCTGGTGTCCCTGGTCTCGTCACTCGACGCGGGGCAGATGGCCGCGCCTGGCCAGCGCCGGGCGACGGAGGACGCGCTCTACGCGGTGAAGGCGGTGATCCTCGGCACCTCGCGCACGGCCGCCGGGCAGGCGGCCGCGCGCATTGATGCGCTGCTCGAGGACCAGCCGCTCGCGATCGTCGGCTATGCGTGCCTCTCGATCGCGCGGACGGAAGTCATCGACGACACCGAAGTGGACGATGTGGATAACGCAATTCGGTGGCAGCACCGCGGGGGCCGGTACCGCATCCTCGCGGCGCCGTTGCATGGAGGCTGAATCATGATTCACAGCGGTCGCAATGGCGAAGTGAAGTGGGATCCCACGGGCGTGGGCGGGGCGACGGCGGCCACGCTGCTCTCGATCAAAGCGTTCTCCGTCTCGATGAAGACCGAGAAGATCAACGTCACCTGTTTTCAGGACCAGAACCGGGTCTACGTGCCCGGGATGCCGGACATCAGCGGCTCGCTCACTGGGTTCTGGAACTCCGAGGATATGGCCCTCGTGCAGGCGGCGCGCGCGGCCGTGCCGGGGTTCCTGATTCTGATTCCCGACACGACCGACCTGGACGGCGGCGCGCCGGGGGCGCCGTTCGCCTGGGAGGGGAAGGCGTATCTCGACGCCGAGATCAATACCGACGTGGAGGGCGCGCCCGAACTCACCGGGCAAATCCTCGCCGCCGGCACGTGGACGTTCCCCGAGGAAGCCGCCGCGTAGTCGGGCGGCCGGCGCGTGTTCAAGAAGCTCACGCTGCGAGGACCGTGCGGCTCGTTGCTCTGGGGAGCCGACGAGGCCGCGATCCTCGGCGCGTGGGTGGTGCTGCGGCGCGAACGGGCCTGGAGCCTCCGGGCGACGGTCGAACGCGTCGACACCTACCGCGTCACGCAGGTGCCGCTCCGCTTCGCGGCGCCGCGCGTGATGCGGCCGTTCGGGCATTGGACGTTCGAGGTCGTGCCGAACACCGTGCGCCTGAACGGGCGGGCCATCACGGCAACCCTGGCTCCCCCGGAAGGATGATCCCGTGTCGTTGTCCGCTGTCGTCGTCCCGAGCACCGTCGTGCTGCCGCTGCCCATCGGCGGGTGGACGATCACGGTGCGCGAAGAGTTGAACCACGGGCAACACACCGCGATGCTCGCGCGCATGTACCACGAGACGGACGAGGGCACCCTGCGGGTCGACGCCCTGCGCACGGGCGACGCGTTAATCCTCGCGTATCTCGTGGACTGGACGCTGACCGATCAGCGAGGCCAGCGGATCGAGATTCGCGGCCTGAAACCTGACCAGGTGCAGGACGTGCTGACGAATCTGCGGCAGTGGGTCGCCGGCGAGGTCAAGCGCGCCGTGGAAGCACACGCCAAAGCCGTGACCGCCGCCGCGGAGGAGCAAAAAAAAACGCACTCGTCCGGCGCGTCATTGCCCGAGACCTTGCCGTCTGCCGCGCCAGCGGCTTGAGCTGGGATGTCGTGCAGCAGTTGCCCGAGCACGTCTACGCGATTCTGACCGACGAACTGCGCCGCCCTGCGGCGCGGGAGTGATCGATGGCTAGTCTGGGCGGCACCATTGATGCGGACTTCGCCGAGTTCGTCGGCGAGTGCCAGAAGGCCGACGCCGGCCTGGAGCAGATTCAGGCGCAAGCCAAAAAGACCGAGGCGGCGCTCGACGAGATGACCACGTCGGCGTCCTCGGGCAAAGTGTCGGACAGCGTCTCGAAGACCGGCACCGAGATGGCGAAGGTCGACGGGTCGGCGAACCAGATGATCGGCACGATGCGGTCGCTGGCCGGCGCGTTCGGTGTCGCGTTCAGCGTCGAGGCGGTCATCGGCTTTGGGAAGGAGATTCTCCGCAGCGCCGACGAGATCACCCGGCTCTCCGATCAGACCGGGATGACGGTCGAGCAGGTCCAGCAGCTGTCGTATACCGCCGGGCAGGCGGGGAACACCCTCGATCAAATCACCGCCGCCGCGAGCAAGATGCAGGCGTCGCTGGATACCGAAAAGGGGCAGAAGGCGGTCGAGGCCCTCGGCCTCGAGTTTCAGCAGTTCGCCGCCGCGAAGCCCTACGACCAAATCCTGCAAGTCTCCGACGCGCTGCGGGGCATTGCGGATCCGACCGAGCGGGCGCAGGCGGCCGTCGAACTGTTCGGGGAGTCAGGCGCGAAGATTCTGCCGACGCTGGCCAGCGACATGCGCGCGGTCGGCGAGGCGGCCGCCGTGTCCAGTGCCGCGCAGATTGCGGCGCTGGATGCCGCCGGGGACGCGATCGACCGCTGGGCCACGACCGCCAAGACCGCCGCCATCGGGGCCGCGGGGGGCATCCTTCTGGCCGGTGAGCAGATCGCGGACCAAGGCCTGCTCAAGACGATCCAAATGTGGGCCGCGAGTCCGACGACCGCGATCTTCCTGCAGCAGATGACCGAGATCCGCACGGCCGCGAAGCAGACCGCCGCCGACGTGATCGCGGCGGACGCCGCCGTCGCCAGCAGCGGCGGCGGGGCCCCGAAAGAGACGCCCGCCGAACGCGCCGCCCGCGAGCGGACCGAGGCGGCGGCCAAGCGCGACCACGAAGCGGCCGCCAAGGCGCTGGCGGCGGCCGAGGCCGAATTGAAGCAGGTCCGCTTGGGGTACGGCGGCAACCTCGCCAGTATGAGCGCCGAGACGCTGAAGGCGGTGCAAGCCGACCTCGAGCTCGGGGCCTCCCAATCAACGGTGGCGACGGCCTACGGGCTCACCACGCAGCAGGTCAAAGCCGCCTCGGACGAGTTGAAGACGCATCTCAAGATCACGACGGGCCTGGGCGCGGAATGGGCCAACGTCGGCGAGAAAGTCACCATCACCGCCGACGCTATCGTCGCCGACACGAAGCGGATGACCGAGGCCGCGAAGGCGTACGAAGCGGAAACGCAGCGGATGGTCGACGAGGCGCAGCAGATCAAGCCGCCGCTCCAAGCCGCGAAAGAGGAGACCCAGCAGCTGACGGTGGCGATGAACCAGGCGGCTGGCGCTGCCCTGAGTGTCCACCAGCAAATGCAGGCGGGGATGGCGCTCATGGACGCCTACCGCGAGACCGGGGTCGCGACCGGGATGCAGACGGCCATGGGCGGGTATCAGTTCTCCCGGATCAAGGCGGCGGGCGTGATGCCGACCTCCTCCGGCGAGTTCGGCCGGGCCCTGACCGTCAATGTCAACAGCACCGAGGCCCAGGATATCGCCGAAAAATTGGTGACCGAAATGCGGCGCAACGGGGTCCGCTTCTGATGGCGTCGCACGCCCACGTCCCCGGCTGCGCCCGGTTGAACGTCGGGCGCCTGAACGCCTTCCGGCTGAACTACGCCGAGCCGCTGACCCTGGCGATCATCGGCGGCGTCAACCGCTCGAAAAACGTCCGCATCGAAGGCGCGGCCGTGCAGCATGTGCTCAACGACGCGCCGGATACCGCCAGCGTGCGCGTGCACGGGTTCACGCCCGTCGCCGGACAGCGGTTCGATCTGTATGTCAGCGACCAGGCGCTCGGGTCGCAACTGCTCGGCGGGCGCGTGCTGGAGACGACGGTCCTGTATGAGTCGAGGAAGCAGAACGTCGCCTATGACCTGCGCGCGATTGACCTGACGTGGATGCTCAACCGGCGGCGCATTCTCTACCAATACCGATTCAGCAGCGCGACCGCGATCATCGAACATCTCGCGTTCATCAGTAACGCGTGGAACGGGTTCACCGGCTACGACATCGAGACGGGCCTCCCGCAGATCGATGAACTCACGTTCACCAATGAAACCGTCGCGACGTGCCTCACGGCCATCTGTGAGCGCGTCGGCGCGTACTGGTATCAGGACTACGCGGGCGTCCTGCACGTCGGGCGCACGCAGTCGCTCACCGCGCAGGCGATCACCGACGCCACGCCGCACGGCGCCAGCAATTTGACGTTGACGGAGGACCTCAGCCAGATCGTCACGCGGGTGATCGCGCGGGGCGGGGGTGGACAAGTGTCGGCCGATGTGCCCGCGGCGGCGACCGAGATGCCCGTTGACGACCCGGCGTGGTACAGCGATGCGGGCGGGATCGTCGAAGTCGGGGGCGCGCTCCGGCTGACCTATACCGGAGTGCGCGGCCGCGCCGCGGTTGGCGCGCTTGTCGGCGCGGGCAATGCGCCGACCGCGACCCCGAAATATGTGCAGTCGTACCTCTACCCCGCGCTGGGCGCGAATGGGATTACCGTCGGCGCGCAGTATCAGTACGCGGTGTCGTACGTGAACGAGAGCGGCACGCCGCCGACGCTCGGTGAGTCACTCGTCGGCCCCACGCGTGCGGCGATCTGTACCGGCCTGACCCCGACGCCGCCGCTCGCGTGCGCCGTGCGGAGTCACTCGACGATCCCCGGGTCGGTGCCCGGGCCGACCGTCGGCGGCGTCTACTACTTCCGCCTCGTGTTTCCGTGGCGCTTTGGCACTTATCAGATCGGCCCCGTCATAGGCCCGTACACCTACAACGGCAAGCTGTGGGAATTCAATACGGGATACAACGCCCCGTCGCCCGAGGGGGTGTGGCATTTTCCTGATCTCGACGGGCTCGTGAATCTCGCGGGCGTGTACGGGCAAGTGTGGATTTACCGCACGCTCGCGAATGCGGGGCCGTCGGGCACGTTCTATTCGTCGGGGTCGATTGACGTGCCGCAAAACGTGTACTACGGGCAGTCGTGGTACACCGTCAACTCGGGATTTATGCCGCCCGACGTAGACATGATCAGCGTGAACAATCAACTCCCCGTGCCGGGACCCGCATTCAATGGCATCGAGCTTGTCGATCTTCCGCGCTCGTCGCTCGCATCGGTCAAGCAGCGGAAGATTTACCGCACGGCCGCGAACGGCACGCAACTCAAACTCGCCGCGACGATTGCCAACAATACGCAGACCACGTGGCTGGACCAGACGCCCGACGCCTCGCTCGGCGCGAATGCGCCGACGGCCGACAACTCGGGGATCACCGACAATCGCCAGTGGCCTGCGGGATCGACCACGCTGCCCGTGAGTGACGTGGCGCCGTTTCTCGCCGACAGCGGCGGCGCGGGGTGGGTTCGGGTCGCGGGGATGCCCGTCGCGTATACGGGCGCGGCGACAGGGCAGCTGACGGGCATTCCGGCGACGGGCGTCGGATCGCTGACGGCGACCGTCCGCTATGGTGCGCAAGTCTTTGTGCAGCCGCGACTCGTCGGCGTGGCCGGACTCACGGTTGCCGTCAAAGCGGGTGCCGCGGTCGTCATTCGCGTCGAGCTTGATGACGCCGCCGCGCAGGCCGCACTCGGGACACGCCTCGGCGGGACCGCGGCCGATGGCATCGTCGAGGAACCCTACAGCGATAGCCGGATGGGGCTCGATGAACTGGTGAACTACGCCAAGGCCCTGCTCGCGGATCGGAAGGACCCCCGGCGTACGCTGCAGTTCCAGACGCGGGACACGACCGTCCAGGTCGGACGGCTGATTACCGTGACCACCACGCAGCCGCCCATCAGCGGCACGTTTCGCATCCAGCGCGTGACCTTCAGCGAGATTGCCATCAGCGGCGGACTGGCGCGCACGCAGCCGCTGCGCACGGTCGAGGCGACGACCAAGCTGTATTCATTTGCCGACTTGCTGCGCCGGCTGCGCGGCCGGGAAGGAGGCGCGGCGTAATGGCACTCAATCGCGCGTGGTACACCGCGCTCGTCGATGACGACGGGACGGACACGGTCGGCACCGTGTGGGGCAAAGACGACATCAAAAACTTGCTCGATTCCGTCGATGTGGAGATTGCGCGGATCGATACGTCGGTCAGCGGCCTGTCGAACGGCGGGCAGGTCTACGCGACCGCGAACCAGGCGGTGGGCTCCGGGTTCGTCATTCCGAACTTTGCCGGGGTGGATTTCAACGGCACGCCCGCCTACGTGCTCGGCGCGTCGCAGTTCAAGATTCCGTCGGGCGCGGGCGGGTTGTATCTCGTCAGCTACTTCGTGACGTTCGCGGCGCGGGCGGGCGGGTATAGCGGCGCGCTCCTGCAACACAACGCCGTGAACAAGTACCAAATGTTTGTCGCCAGTTCGGCCGCGGCGGGCGTCGGGGCGACCCTGACCATGACCGGCATTCTGCGGTGTAGCGCGTTGGATACCTTGACCCTATTGGTCAACAACGACGTGGCGACGACGGTGATGGCGGACAGCCGATTCGGCATTGTAAAAGTCTAGAAGGGGGAGCGATGGCCGTCGTACAAGCAGGCAAGCAGTTCACCGCCGAGGACATCCATCAGAGCGCGGGCGCGCTCGCGACCAAGCTGCGGGACGCGGTCTCGCAAGGGGGCGAGTTCCGCGTGCAACTGGAGTCGTGGCCCGATGCGGATCTGATTGTCATGGGTCTCAGCCAGGACGAGATCAACGCGATCAAGGGGTTCTTCGTGGGCGACCTGCCCGCCATCGCCGGGCTACTCCAGGCGTCCACGTGGATCAAGCAGCTCCTGGGGACGGGCGTCGGGGTGGTTTGAGCCGTGCTGACCTATCCGCTCGGGAGCGCGTGGATCAAGCAACTGCTCGGGACCGGCGTGTGACCGCCCTCGTCCAGATTCGCCGCCGCACCGAGGCGCGCGAGTGGGCCGGGCGCAGTGCGTTCGTGATCGCGTGCGGGCTCGGCCTCGGGTGGGCGGGGGCGCTCTTGATTGTGTCGCTGCGAGGCGGGCCGATCACCGATCACGGAGCAGACCTGCTCGCCACCCTCGGCGGCGCCATGGCCGGCGCCGTCGCCACCTACCTCGGCTCCACGCTGCACACCGGCGGCAGCGCCCGCCGCCGGGAGGACCAGCCGCCGATCACGACGCCCGAGGCGGCCGATCCTTAGAGGCTAATCTACGAGTCTCACGATGCGACGACCGGCGCTCTTTAGCACTGAAGCGACATTGTCAGCCTGTTTCTTGGTGATCTCTTTCCAGCCGCCGCCTTCACCCATTCGCATGTAGTACTTGCCATCGGGACATTCTTCTAACCAGATTGCCTCTGGGAACATACGCGCGGTCGGTTCTGGGGCGAACCGAAGGGTCATCACAGAAGGACCGTTGCAGTTGCCTGATTTGGTGTAGTGCGCTGAGGGCGGTTTGCCGCTGTGCTCGGCAGTCAGCGGAGGCGGTCCAGACTGGCTGCAACTCCGAAGGAAGCCGTAGACCATGGCCGCACAGAGCCCTAACAGAACAAGGGTGGCTAACGTACGGGTCCCGGATTTCTGCTTCGGGGCTGCGGGAGAAGGGGCGGTGACCTGTGTTGGCCCAACGAGGTCGCGACCACAGTGTTTGCAAACGATCGCCGCGTCCTGAATCTCTTCCGCGCAGAAAGGACAGCGTTTCATCGGGCCTCCATATGAACGCGCCGCCCGGATCGGGGCCCGCCCGGCGGGGCGTTTACTCTCCTCTCCGTTTCTCGGTTCATACGGTCTCGGTCAACATGGCCGCCTCTTTTGCCCTACGCGGACCTTTCGCCTCTCGGTTGCGATCGGTCACGATTCCCGAGACTTCGCCGGCCGATCCTGCCTTGGATCATTCCCCCGCTCGATGATCGTGCGGACGGTCGGACAGTCGGCATAGTGCGCCCAGGCGGCGGCGACGAACTTCTCGCCGACCTCGCGCACGGTCGGTGACAGATCGGGATGCCGCAACGCCAGTTGCACCAGCGCCACGAGTTGGAACACCGTCGCCGGCAGGAAGCCGACCTCCATGATCGGCGCGCGCCGGAGTTCGTCGGCCATCCGTTCCACGATCGCGGCGTCGTCTGGGTCGGCCATCCCGTCACCCTCCCTCTCGGTCATGACCAGCAGCCCTCACGGCCGCACTCGAAGCACGAGCCGCAGATATGCGAGCCGGCGCGGTGGCCGCACGTGCGGCACGCGCAGTCGGCCGCCATGGCCCTTCGCAGCGCGGCGATCGGCGACACGCCGAGCGGCTCGGTGTTGAGCCATGCCGTCGGGAGCAGCGGCACCCAACAGTCCGGCGCGTGCTGCGTGGCTCCGCCCTGGAGATAGGCGCCGCACCACGCGCAATAGGTGGGCAGGTCAGGCATCCGCGCCGGCCTCGATGGGGGAGCAGAGCACCACGTCGCCCACGATGAAGTCGCCGAACTGAAGCCGAGAGATCATGAGCAGCGTGGCGCCCTGGTTGTACGGGAGGTCGAGGCGCTGGCCGTCTTCGTTCACATAGAGCCACCGGCCATCTGGCGCGCGGAGGCCTTCGATATACCCGCCCACGATCCCTTGCAGTTCTTCGAGCGTGAACTCGCGGCCGTTGCCCGGCGAGATTTCGCGCGGCTCTCCGCTCGCAGGTATCAGGACCGCCATCCGTCAATGCACCCGTTCCTCGCCGTCGTGTTCCACCGTGACCGTCGTGCCCGGCGGCAGCGCCTCGCGCGCCATCGCGCGCAACCGCGGCGGCGCGCCGGACTCCCTCGTGGTGCAGAACGCGGCGAACGCAATCACGCGCCCGAACTGTTCCTTGATCGAGAACGTGTCATCGACCGCGCGGCGGGCCCGGCGCGAGAGGCGGACGGACAGGAGGGACGCGCCCAGGTTCGCAAGGGCCGCGATGCACAAGCAGATCCCCGCCACGGTATCGGGCGTCATCAGAAGACCCGCCGGTCCCCGCGGCCGCACAGGGCGCGATAGGCGGGCACCCACGGCCCGTAGTGTTCATGCTGCCAGTTGAGGGCGTGCGCCTGCTCGAACGTGTAGTGGGTGGCCGCCTGGACGCGCAGGGCGGCGTACCACGTGGCGCGATCGACCGCGAACCACACCTTGACGCCGCCTTCGAGCAGGCCCGACTGATAGAGCAGTTCCCCGTCTTCCACCCAGGCGTGGGCGAAGGGCTCGCCCGCGTGCGGGCCCTCCGGCGCCAGACAGATGCCGTGGACGATCCGCTGCCGCGCGCAGGCCTCGGGGTCGCTCCCGGCGAGCGCGGTCTGATGTTCGAGCACGTCATCGAAGCAGGAATGGGTCGGATAGATCGTGCTCACCGGCCCTCCGGATAGGGGAGCGGCGCGATGCCGCCGCACTGCATACAGACGTGCGGACGCTCAGGAAACTTCGCGGGGTTGAAGGCGATCGCGGCGCCGCACGTCGCGCAGGCGCCGATCGCGGCGCCGGCCGGCACGCGCCCGCCGGCATAGTCGGCGACGCGCCGGCAGATCACGGTGTCCGGCGGCCGCGCGAGTTTCGCGACTTCCTCGGGCGCCAACTCGAGGAGCCGGCCCGTCCGGGTTTCGCGCCCGTAGAAGGTGCCGGCCTTGGTCGCTACCCCGCGATCGCAGAGGGCGCAGCGGCCGCGGAACGTGCGCCATTCCTCGCACTCGTGCGTGCCGCCCGCCGCGACGAGGCGCCGGCCCTCGGCGACCATCTCGTGGAACACGTGACACCGGCCGCAGTAGCGGTTGGTCACGTCGCCCGGGTGATGGCTGATCGCATCGCAGAGCAGGCAGACGATCAGCGGCCGGCCGTCGATCGTGTCCACCCGATAGCTCGGGCCCCTCACGATGTCCCCGTGCGCTCGTAATGCTTCCACGTGAGGTCGTAGCGCATCGCGCCTGGGTGATCGCGCAGGAATGTTTGCAGGTCCTTCGACGCCTGGGGCTGCGAGATGTCGAACTTCAGCATCAGGTGCTTGCGGTTGATGAACCCGTAGACCCGCAGCATCTCGGCGATCCACTCCTGTCGCGTTCTCTCGAACCAGTTCATTCGCGATCGGCGGGGTGGCGGCCCTGGAGAAACACGGCGCGGGCGAGTTCCGGCGCGGTCCCTGTGCGAGCCAGTGGGGGCTGTTGGAGCAGCGCGTCGGCGATGCGACCCAGGACTTTCAGGGCCGCCGGTCGGACGCGGGCGAGGGATTCGATCTTCTGCAGCACGTCGGCCGCGCGCGGGGGCGCACTGGCAGCAGGCCGCCGAGGGGACGACGAACGACGCGGAAATCTGAGCGTGCGACTCATAAACGTCAACCACCCTTTCCCGTCGCCCTCACCCTCCGACCCGCGCGAACCCGGTGGGAAGTCCACGCGGCGGTCAACCAGTTCAACCCGTGAGAGCGGAAAACCCAGGCGGGGCCTTTGGTTCAGGTGCCCACCTTGCGCTGGGATCGTTTGGATGTGGGCCCAGGATCCTCGACCTCCGTGGTCGACGCGGCCCGGTCGGATTCAAACTCGGCGATCAATTCGGCGATGGCCTGCCGCTGCGTGGACGGGAGCCGCAGCAGCCGATCGATCCACTCGGCGGCGGCAGCGGAGGTGGATGCGCCTGCTCGGCGGCCGCGCCGCTGTAGCGCGCCGAGCACCTCCTGGCGCACCGGCATCGGCGCGTGATGAAACGCCTGCGCGACTTCAAGATCCTCGTCGTTCAAGATCACGAGCCTGTCATCGCTCGGATCGATTCCGTGTTTGCCCTCCGTGAGGGCCTTCGGAGTCGTGCCGAGCGCGGCCGCGAGCTTCGCGACCGTGGCGGCCTCCGGCATTTGCTCGCCGCGCATTAGCGCCCGGAGCGTGTTGGGGGAAATTCCAGCACGCCGGCAAAACGGTGTGAACTTCATCCGGAGCTTGGCGACGCCCACCACCAACCGCTCCGCAAACTGCGGCAGATCTTCCGGTTCCATACGGCCATTCTTCTGACCGTCCGGCTGAGTGGCAACGAGAAACGCGGCAGTGCGCAATGGCATGAGCATTCTCGACAGGGAATATCGCACATCACTTGACAACGCGCAATCAAGTGACTAGATTGCGCACCTTCGGTACCGATGGAACTCAAAACCGCACGTCAGATTGCGCGTTTAACGCAATGCGAGCTCGCCGAGCGCGCGGGCGTCGATCCCGCGCTCATTTCACGCCTGGAGACTGGCCACCGCATCCGCCGGCCAAGTTACGAGGCGATTGTTCGCATCAGTCGCGCCCTCAACCTCGCGCCTGATGAACTCTTCCCGGTGCCTGCACGCCGATCGCCGCGGCGCCGCCGCTCACCCACGCGCGCCCAACGCCGAGCCTGAGTCGATGCGCTACCGCGGGCATCGCGACGCCACTGGCGTCTGTTTGATTGAAGTCGTCGACGACGACGGCGCGATCGGCCGCCCGCTCTCGCACCGCGTGCGCCACAGCCCGACCGGGTTCGAGTGGGGATATGAGGGCAGCGGGCCGGCGGACACCGCGCGATCGATCCTCGCCGAGCACCTGGGCGCCATGCCGCACCCCGCGATCTATCAGGCCTTCAAGCGGGTGATCGTGTCGGTGATGCCGGCCACCTGGGAACTCACCGACGCGGTGATTGATTACTACCTCGCGCGCATCCTGCTCGACCAGGGCGTGCGCTGCGCGCGGTGCTGCGACAGCGGGATCCTCGACGGCGAGAGGGGCAGCGCGTTCGCCTACTGCCCGTGCCCGGAAGGGCAGCAGGCCCGGGCGGAACTCGAGGACGCGCGATGACCACCGCGCCGCTACTCGTGCTGCAGACCTACTACTGCGCGCGGGCGCCGCACTTCGAAGTGCAGCTGGCCGCCGGCGACGACCCAGACGGCGTGCGGCTCGTGTTCAAGACCGCCAACGAAACCACCTATCTCGACGCGCTCGATGCCGAAGGCACCGAGCAACGCTTCATCGCGCACTGGCACCCCGAGGGGCGCGTGCGCGTCCTCGACCACCTCGAACCGACTGCGGAGTACGCCCATGCCTGACCACGATGCCAGTCTCGAACTGCGGCGCCCGGACGTGCCGACCACTCTCGGCGAACTCGCGACGCTGAAGGGCGAGGCGCTGGAGATCATCGAGACGCGCGCCACGATCCTGCACACGCTGCGCGTCGCGGCGATCCGCGCGACGCACCCGGAAGACTGGCTGCTGTTCAAATCGCCCGAGGAACAGGGCGGCCAGATCGTGGCCTACCTGCAAGACTGCGGCTGCGATCGCGTGCGCGATTTGTTCGGTATCGAAGTATTCGAGATCACGCCGCCGCAGCGCATCGCCGGCACCGAGGCCGGATCCTTCCACTACGTCATCACCGGCAGCGGGCGCTGCAAGTTCACCCGGCAGGCGGTCGAGAGCATGGAGGGCGGCCGATCCTCGACCGATGATTTTTGCAAGGACAAGACCGGACCCGACCTCGAACTGGCGGTGCGCAAGGCCGCGCGCGCCAACCTCGATGGGAACATCACGCGCGAGCTCGCCGGGATGAAGTCGGTGCCGGTCCAAGAACTCTCGCGCGCCTGGGAGGGGTCGGCGAAAAAGGTGGAGGCCTGCCGGCACGGGCGCGGGTTCGGCTCGCGCGCCGAACGCCTGGGCGCCGCCGCCGAGGGCGTGCCCGATGTCCAGCCGCCCGTCTGCCCTCACTGCAAGACCACGGGCGCCTACCGCGCGGCGAAGGGCACCCGCGGCGCCTTCTACGGGTGCCCGAACTACACCAAGCATCCGCAGCAGAAGTGGATCGTCCCGGCCGACGCCTGGGTGAAGGAGCAACAGGCGGCCGCCGCCAAACAGGCCGCCGAGGATCCGATCTGCGCGCACTGCAAGGTCGCGCGCAGTGCGCACGCCCAGGCCGATCACGACTTCTATACCGACTGAGGCGCCGCCATGGTCACCGCGTCTCCGTCTGACATCGCCGCCGCGATCGGCGCCACCTGGGCGCGCGTGCTCGAACGCGAGCGGCGTACGACGAGCCCGCACCCCACGGTCTACGCCAGCGCGTGGCGGCCCTGCACGCGCCGCATGGTCTTCGAACTCACGCATTGCGACCAGCTGCCGCCGCACCCGGCCCACGTGCTGGCGAAGTTCCGCCGCGGCGATGACCGCGAACGCGATCTGCTCATCGACCTGACGCGCATCGGCCGCGAGGCCGAGCCGCCGTTCGGGGTCTTCGGGCAGCAGCAGCGATTCGCGTTGAACGATCGCAAGGGCCGCGTCGCGATCTCCGGCAAGGTCGACGCACGCCTGAAGTTCGCGGACGCTAACCCGCCGATCGAGGTGAAGGCCTGGTCGCCGACGCTGGTCGATCGCATCGAGACCTTCGCGGACCTGTTCGAGAGTCCGTGGACGCGATCGGGCGCGCACCAGCTGCTCGCGTATCTGTATGGCTCGGGCGAGCCGTTCGGCTTCCTGCTGCTCGATCGCTCGGGCCTGCCGCTACTCCTGCCGGTCGAACTCGATCCGCATCTCGATCGGATGGAGGATTTTTTGACGCGCGCCGAGCACGCGCTCGATCACCGCGCGGCCGGCACGCTGCCCGACTTCCTCGTCGGCGATGCCGCCGAGTGCCAGCGGTGCCCCTTCTACGGGGGCCACTGCAACCCGCCGCTCGCGCACGCCGGGACCCAGGTCCTCACCGATCCCGAACTCGAGGACTTGCTGGAGCGGCGCGAGGCCGTGCGCGTGGCCGGGCAGGAATACGCCCGGCTAGACAAGGACGCGAAGGCGCGGCTGCGCGGCATCGAATCCGGCGTGGCCGGCGCGTTCGCGATTCAGGGGACGTGGGGAAAGCAATCGCGCCTCGAACTCCCCGAGGCGCTGAAGAAGCAGCACACCGTCGTGGATCCGCGCGGCCGGTTCACGTTGGAAATCACCAAGGTCGCGTAACAGGTGGTGCCCGATGAAGCGATCGATCGAAGTCCAGTCCCAGGCCGAGGGCGACGCCCTCGTGCGCTCGATGCAAGACCCCGTGATGCGCGCGGTGATCGTCGTGGGCGGCGCCCTCGCCGACCTCGCACCGAGCGCGCGCCGGGCGGTCCTCGGCTTTGTGGCGGCGACCGCGGACACGCCCCAGGACGCGACGCCCCTGCCGCGCATCGAGGCCGGCGGGCCGGCGCTGCGCCTCCACGACGCCTCGGCGGCGGCGGTCGGCCGGTCGACCGGCGAGTAGCGGGAATCCGCAGACCATGCACAGGACTTCAACAGGTCGAGCTAGTCGGGCACGACGAAGCGTTGGCGAAGGTGGGGGGCGAAATGTGGGTGAAGCTCGATGATCAGTTCGTCGATCATCCGAAAGTTTTTGCGGCCGCGACGCACCTGAACGGCCACCACCGCCGCGGGCGCGCCGTCGCGATCTATGTCGCCGCGGTGAGCTACGCCAACCGGCATCTGACGGACGGGTACATCGCGGACTCGGTCGTCCGCGCCTTCACCCTTGATGACGAACCCGTGCGGGTCGCCCAGGCGCTCGCCTCGCGCGATGTCCGTTTGTTTGAACGAGTTGCGGGCGGGTATCGGATTCACGATTACCACGAATACAACCCAAAGGCCGCCGAGGTGAAGGCGAAGCTGCGCAAGGATCGCGAGCGTAAACGCGCCGAGGTCGGCGGCGCCAACGGCGGATCGCCGGCGCCGACGAAGCGCGGCAAGGCCGCCCCAGGCCGCCAACCCTCCGCAGGGATTCCGGATGGAATCCGAACGGATTCCGCGCGGATTCCACGCGCCTCGCGCGCGCGCGATCCCCTCCTAATAGATCAGTACGTACCTATAGAAAGATCACCGCGCCTGCGTCGCGGCTCGCCGACCCACGAACCGCGGGTGCTCAAAGCCCTGGTCTGGCGCGAGGTCGAGGCGGCGTTTGCCACACCGGGCGCCGCCCTCGACGTGCCCTCCCTGACGGAGCACTGCAAGACCGTGGCGGCACGCGCCGGCTTGGTCTACGCGGTCGACGCCTTCTACGGCTACCTCGATGGCGCGATCGCCCGCTGCCGGGCCCGGCGCGAATCGGCAAGTCTCGAACGGCGCCGCGCGTGATGGGCCTCGACCTCGCTCGTCGTGTCGTGACGTTCACCGTCGCCGGCCTGCCGGAGCCGAAGGGCAGCGCGAAGGCCTTCGTGCCGCTGAAGTGGGCGCGCGAGGCGGTGGCCGCCGGCAAGGCGCCGCGCGCCGTGATCACGAACGACAACCCCGACGCGAAGAACTGGCAGCAGTTAATCGCCTCGCAAGCCCAGGGCGCCGCCGCGGGCGTGTTGTTCCTCGGGCCAGTCACGGTCGCGGTGATCTTCCGCCTGCCGCGGCCGGCCTCGGCGCCGCGGCGCGTGGTGCATCACCTCACCAAGCCGGACGTGGACAAGCTCGCCCGCTGTTGCCTCGATGCACTGACCGGGGTCGTCTTCGCGGATGACAAGGCGGTGGTCGACCTGCGCGCGCGCAAGGTCTTCGTCCCGACCGGCGCGCAACCAGGCGCCGAGATCACCGTGGGCGACGCCGCGCCGCCCGAGCCCGCGCAGACCTCGCTGGATTTGTTCACGGAGGATATATGAAGCACGCCGAACGCCTCGCCGCGATCGAGGACTTGATCGCCCACCCCGGCGCGCGCGATATCCGCCACGACCAGGCGCTGCGCGAGGTGCACCAAATCCTCACGCGGCTCGGGACCGATCGCGACTTTCAAGTCACCAGCATCGTCAGCAAGGCGACCGGGCAAGGCATGCTCGATGTCGTCTGGTGCGGCCAACTCGCGCAACTGACGCCCGAGGCCGCGCGCTCCACCGCCTGGGTGCTCATCGAGGCCGCATCGGTCGCCGAGGCCGAGGCCTCACTGACGCGGTTTCTGAAAACGAAGATCGGCGTCACGCCCGAGGCCGCGGCCGCGATGCTCTCCGAGTTCCGCAGCTATCGCGACGAGGACCCGCAATCGCTGGCCGCGCCGCAGAAGGGAGCCCCCTCATGAGCCCACGCCGCCGCAAGCCGAAGGCGCCGCCGAAAGTCTCATACACGCTACTGACACGCGAGGCGCACGGCCCGAGCTACGCCCGCCTCGATCGCCTCGTCCACGAGCACCACGAGGAATTGCGCGACGCGCGGATCGCCCTCGCGTGGTGCACCTCGTGGCGCGCCGATCCGGATGGCCGGCAGACGCTCGGCCGCTGCAAGAAAGCCACGGCCCTCGACCGCGAACTCATGGCCTGGGACTTCGTCATCCTGCTGCAGCAGGCCTTTTGGATCGACGAGCTCGTGACCGACGAGCAGCGCGACGCCCTGCTCGATCACGAACTCTGCCACGCGACGGTGAAGGAAGACCCGGTGACCGGCGATCCGCTGCTCGATGTGCGCGGCCGGATCGTCTATCGCGTGCGCCGGCATGACCTCGAGGAATTCGCGTGCATCGCCGCGCGCTACGGCACGTGGAAGCGCGACCTCGAGTTATTCGCCCAGGCGCTCGCGCGCGGCAAGCAGCAGAAGTTGCCGATCGACGCGCCAGCCTCAGCGGAAGCAGCGAGGACGCACTGATGGCGACTCTACTTCGCCCCGAGCTCGGGACCCTCCCTCGCCGCCTGCGGGCGCTGCCTGTGGACGCGCGCGGCTATCCGGTGCCGTGGTTCGTCGGTTGGATCAACGGCGTGCCGGAGTTCCGCTGCATGGACCCGGCGAAGTGGCTCAGAGCGGTGCGCGAGCGCCGCTGCTGGGTGTGCGGCGAACCGCTCGGCCAGTGGCTCGCGTTTCTGATCGGCCCGATGTGCGCCATCAACCGCACCACGTCGGAGCCAGCCTGTCACCGCGAATGTGCGAACTGGAGCGCGCGCAACTGCCCGTTCATGTCCAGGCCGCACATGGTGCGCCGCGAAGGCGGTCTGCCCGAAGACGCGGGGCCTGGCGCCGGGTTCCCGATAGATCGCAACCCCGGTGTCGGACTGGTCTGGGTGACGCGCTCGTTTCGCGTGTTCAACGACGGCCGCGGGCGACCGCTGATCGAGATCGGCCCGGCCGATGCCGTCGAGTGGTGGAGCTGCGGGCGACCGGCGACGCGGGCAGAAGTCGAGGAGTCGTTTCGCACGGGTGTGCCGATTCTCGCGGCGAAGTGCGAGGAAGAAGCCACCGTCCAACGGCAGGTGTTGGCGAGCGAGGAACTCGTACGGCGACTGGATGCCGCGCGCGCTCTCTGGCCGGTGCATTGATGCTGCTGCCGCGGCAGGACGGCGAGCCGCGCCCGGCCTTCGACGAATGGAGCCGGAAGGATCCGACGAAGGTCGCGTTCAGCGCCCTCGCGTGGCCGACCGTCGAGGAAACCGCGGCGGCCCTGGAGGCCACGCACCACGGCACCGACGTGCAGCTGCGCAGCGGGCACGCGCGCTACTTCGGGCTCGGCGCCTTCCTTGGGCGCGGGGAGGGCGGCGGATGCGCATCGACGCGATTGTGATGCCCGACGCGGCGGGCCGGTGCCGCTGGTGCCAGTGCACCGAGCGCCGGCCCTGTCCGTGCGGCTGCTGGTGGGCGAACCCGGGGCAGTCGCTGTGCAGTGCGTGCGTCGAGATCGACACCCTGGCGCGCACGCCGAGCGGGCGGAAGTTTCTCGCGCGCCTGCTGCAGCCCCTCATGGCGGCCGCGGCCCGCGAGCGGAAAGGAGCGAAGCGATGACCGGGGACGATGACGGCCCGGTGATGTTCGTGCTCGGCCAGTGCTTCGGGTGCCGGCGGCTGTTCACATTCAACGCCGACCTCGTGCCCTCGATCTCGATCGGGATCGACGGAATACGCGAGCCGATTTGCGCGGCCTGCGTCGCGAAGGTGAATCCGCGGCGCCTCGCCAACGGCCTCGACCCGATCGTGCCGCTGCCCGGCGCGTATGAGCCGGAGCGCGTGCGATGACCCGCGAGGACGCGATCGCCGTCTTGACCCGCCTCCCGATCGGGCCGCCGCGCTGCATGGACCCGTCGCCCGACGAGGTGATCGTCTGCGAATGCACCGAGCCGCTGCGCCTCGATGCCGTGCAGCATCTCGCCGAGCAGCTGCGCTCGGTCTGGCCGCCGCCGCACCGGATCGTCATCGTGGCGGCCGGCCTGCGCGTCCACGTCGATCGCATCGAACAGGAGAGCCACCATGGACGTTGACGCCCTGGTGGTGCTCGGCCTCGCCGTCGCCGCGATCGCGATCGGTCGATGGTGGGTCCTCTCGCGCCGCGCACGGCGGGAGGACCTCGCCTTCACGCAACACGTGCGTCGAGTGCATTGGAGGCAGTGAAATGACCAGCGCCGAATATCAGCAGTTGTTTTTCTCCACGATTCAGCGGGCGCCGGGCCAGCCTGCCGACGATTGGGAAGCCGTGCTCGAAGCGAGCGGCATCCCGAAAGGGTACGGGCCGTTCATCGTGCCGGATGCGTCGATGCCGTTCCACGCGATGACGCAGCAGATCGGCAGCGACGGGCGCATCGCCGGGCGGATCTTCCTGCCGACCGCCGAGCCCGATCCGAACGGGTACTACACGCACCCGTACTCGCCGCTCAAGGACGGCCCGACGCCGGGCACGCTGCTCTGGGAGTGGCGCGACCTGGGAGGGCCGCCCGTCGTGACGCCCGGCGATAGCAGCGGCGGCACCCCGAGCGCGCCGGGCCTGACCGAGGCCCAGGTGCAGGCGATGATCGACGCCGCGATCGCGCCGCTGCAGGAGCAGCTCGCCGGCCTCGACGGGCGCGTGTATGCGCTGGAGGCCATCGTGGCGGCACCGATGCGCGCGCACGGCCCGGTCGACCTGCCGATCGTGGTCGAGAGCCTGACGCGCATGCGCGCGAAGGGCGACATTGACGTGGAGGTGCAGCCCGGCACGGCCACGCCGCCGCCGGTGCACGAGGGCGAGGACCTGAGCGGCGCGAAACTCCTGCTCTGGCTGCGGCGCCGCCGCGACGACGACGCGCCGGAAGGGTGACGGTGATGGTCCTGCCTGACCTCGTCCGGATCGTGATTGCCCTCGCGCTGATCGGCTTCCTCGTCTGGGTGCTGATCACCTACGTGCCGATGCCGGAGGCCTTCCGGCGGTTGATCGTCGTGGTGGTGATCATCGCGGCGCTGCTCTGGCTCCTACGGTGGGTCGGCCTGTTTGCGTGAGGGCCCAACGATGCGCCTTATGAGCTTCGCGTTCACGACCGCCCAGGTCCGCGCGCGCCAGAAGACCGTCACGCGCCGGCTCGGATGGCGCGACGCGCGCTCGGGCCTGCACTTTCAGCCGGTCAAGAAAGCGCGCGGCCTCCCGCGCGGCGGCAAGGTTGAACGGATCGGCAGGCCCGTGCGCGTCGTGTCCGCGTGGCGCGAGCGCCTCGATGCGCTGCTCGCGTATCCCGATCCGGCGGCCGAGGTCGCGGCCGAAGGCTTCCCCGGGATGGACCCCGCCGAGTTCGTGCGGTGGTTCGCCCGGTCGCACCACTGCGACCCTGACGCGCCCGTCACCCGGATCGCGTTCGAGTACCTGTGATGCCGAAGCCGGGCGCGCTGCCGATCGTTCGCGGGCTCGACGATTACACGCCTGAGTCCCGGCGAATGCTGGAGATCATCGTTGGCGGTGATCTCGCCGCGTACGACGCACGCTACTTCGGATCGCCCGAGTGGATCGCATTCTGGCGCATACATGGTGAGCATTTGATGGTCCTGGTCGTCGACCTGATCAAGCGATACGAAGACGGGCGCGCGGCCGTCGCGCGAGGATGACGCCTGATGCCCTGGGCGCCGCCGCGGACCTGTCGTTGCGGGCGCATCGGCCGCGGCCGCTGCCCTCGATGCGATCGCGCGCGCGGCACCGCGGTGGAGCGTGGCTATGACGCGGAGTGGGCGGCCTACTCGCGCGCGTGGCTCGCGCGGTTCCCCTGGTGCGGCCAGCGCGCCGACGGGCGCCGGCATCCCGAGCACTCGCGCTGCGCGCAACGCGGCGCCCGGGTGCGGGCGACGGTGACAGATCACATCCGGTCGCTGCGCGACGGCGGCGCGCGCCTCGACCCGAGGAACCATCAATCGCTCTGCCGCAGCTGCAACGCGGCGAAGGATGCCGCGCGAGGGCCGCGACTATGAAGCGAATGGACACGGCGCTCATCGAACGCGCGGCGGATCCGCTCGCCGCCGTGCTTCAGATGTGCGAGCAAGGGCGCGCGGCGCTGGTGCGGGCCGTGTCGGTAGTCGAGGCCCGGGAGGTCCTGGCTGCCATCTCGACGCTCGAACATGCGGTCAAGGTCCGTGACATGAACCAGGAGGCGGTCATCGCGGCGAGCACGCTGCGGATCCGCGCGGAGCGGCGCGTCGGGGAACTACTCGCCGCTCAGGCCACCGCGAAGATCCGACCGCTTGGGCGCCCATCGAAAGCCTCGTCGGCGTCGAGGCTTTCCGACCAAGGCATTACGTGGGACGAATCCTCGAACTACCAGCGGCTCGCCGCGGCGCCGCCCGAGAAGTTCGAGCGAGCGATCGGTGCGGTCGCGGAGACGGCGCGGACGAAGCGAGCGCAGGTGACCCGCGAGGGCGTCATGCGAGAACTCGATCCGGCTGGCGGGCGCACGCCATCGGATAGCTGGAAGGACGCGGACCATTTCAAGTCGGCGTGCGAGCGCCTCGTCGCCCTGGCTGACGCGGCCGTCGCCGCCATTCGTTGGAAACATTTCCCCGGGCCCGAGGCCGGCGCCCTCGGCACGACCGCCATGCTGCTCGCGATCCATAACGCGCGAGCAGTCCTCGATCGCGTCGAGAAGGAATTGCGAGGGCGACGATGAAGCAGAAGCAGCTGCCCGAGGCGAACCGCTCGTTGGCGGTGGTGGTCAGGTTGGTGTTTGAAGAGTTGCCGATCGAGTCGCGCGACACCCGATCGATCTGCGAGGCCGTGAAGCGGCGCGCGACCGCGGCCGAGTGGCTGACCTGGGGTGAACAGAACCTCGTGCAAGGGGTGCGCGCGGCCTTGCGCACGCGCGACCGATCGGGCCTGCCGGTCGCCGTGAGCCTCGATCACAACTGGCGCGAGGGCGAGCAACTCGAGTTCCCCGACTTCGTGACGTGGGCCTATGACATGGCGCGCCGAGGGCGCGAGATGCACGACCGCACGCGCGAGATCGCCGCCCTCTGTCTGGAACGAACCGGCCGATCGTTCGATCCGGAGGAAATCATCGCGGCGGCGCACGCAGGCGAAGCGGTGAGCGATGTGCTCGCGAGGTTGGTCGCATGACTCGCAGGGGTCGCGCCGATAGCGGCGCGGCCGCGGAGGCCGACTTTCCGCTGTTCGTCTCGGGCATCGAGCCGGCGACGCGGGACACCTCGGCCGCCGCGGCCCTCAGCGTCGAGGATGCGAAGGAAACGCAGCGGGCGGAAGTCTTCGCGGCCATCCGCGCGGCCGGCGCCGAGGGCGCGACCGACGACGAGCTACAGGCGCGGCTGCTCCTCGATGGCAGTTCCGAGCGGCCGCGGCGGTGGGAACTCTGGAAGCTGCGGCGGATCACCATGCGGCGCGATGACCGCGGCGAAGTGGTGAAGCGGCCGACGCGGACCAATCGGCGCGCGGTCGTCTGGGTGGCGGCATGAGTTTCGATCGCGCGATGCGGCACGAGCGGCGCGCCCTCGACCGCACGCGCGCGTACTTCCTCGAACTCCGAGGCGCACGCGACGCGGCGACACGCGCGGCCGAGATCGAGGCGCTCCCGATCGTCGAATGGAAGGGGCACCGCCTGCGGACGCTGCGATGCACGGGCCCGTTCGGGCGCGGGCCCCACGATGTGAACGTGCCGGAGTACGTCTCTTGGTCCCTAATTCACCTGGAGAACTTCACGTGCCCGTACCACCGCTGACACCAGTGCGAACCGCAGCGCATGACCTCGCGCGTGAACTGCGCTCCCTTTCCGGCTTGATGGCGCAGCACCCGGACAGGAACGTGGCCGGCGCGGCCGCGGCCTCGGTGCGGGTCGCGGCCGAGGTCATCGAGGCGTTCGCCAACCATCTGCTCTGGGTGGCCGCCAACGGCGACGAGCTCGGCGAACTCCTGT